AATGTATCCTTCAGTTCAGGAAAATGGTACTTTCAATTATCAAAATTATGTACAAATGGTGAGGGATCGTATAGTCTAAAAGGGCAGTATACAATTAGCTAACACAATATACTGTTCTCGGTATATTACCATATTTATATAAGATGATATAACCGTAGGTGTTAGGGTGTATATCCGACTCCAATAATATTAAGAAACTTTAGTATCCCAAAATATGGCAGAAACTTTATTCTCACCAGGCGTTCTTACCAGAGAGAATGACCTATCTTTTATCTCTCCTGCCCCCATAGTAGCCGGTGCCGCCTTCGTAGGCCCAACGGTTAAGGGTCCGGTAGAGATACCAACCGTTATAACCTCATATGCTGATTACACTAACATATTTGGTTCAACGTTTGATTCTGGTTCAACAACTCAAGAATTTCTAACCTCTGTTGCTGTAAGAAATTATTTTCAACAAGGTGGACAAACAGCTATAGTAACTCGTGTAGTATCCGGATCTTTTACTTCAGCTCAAAATACCCACAGAAGTGCTTCTGTGAGTGGAGGTACTGCTCCATTTAAGATTAGTACTTTCGGTAAAGGTACGATATTTAATAACTCAACCGGACTAACAAACCCAGGTACAGAAAATGCAGATGGATCATTAGTATCTGGATCTGCAGATAATTTAAGATGGGAAATTGCAAACGTTAATACTTCTAAAGGTACTTTCTCATTACTTGTTCGTAGAGGTGATGACAGCAACAAGAACAAAGTAATTTTAGAGACCTGGAATAACCTTTCTTTAGACCCTCAATCTGATAACTATATTGAAAGCGTAATAGGTAATCAAGTACAATCTGTAAATACTGCAGAAAGTCAATACTACGTTGCAACATCTGGATCTTACCCAAATAGATCAAGATACATATACGTATCCGAAGTTGCCCGTCCTACATACAATTACTTATCTAACGACGGATTAACAGTGAATGCTCCTGGTGGAATATCCTATTCAGGTTCATTACCTGTAAGTTCTTCTGGTTCTTTCTACGGAGGTACAGGTAATATAGTACAGACCGGAAATAATAACTACTTCGATAAAATCGATACAGTTACCCAAGGACTTGTAGCAGGTAATTATACAGCCGCATTTAACCTTTTATCTAATCAAGACGAATACGTTTATAATGTAATAGCAGCACCTGGTCTTATTTACGAAGTATCAGCACACGTTAATGCATTGAATAATCTAATTTCAAGAATTGAAGAAAGAGGAGATGCAATTGTAGTGGTTGATATGACCAAATACGGATCTACAATTAACACTGCCGTACAGACTGCAAATACAATCAATAGTTCATATTCGGCAACTTATTGGCCATGGGTACAGGTAAGATCAGATTCAGGTAAGAATGTATTTGTACCTGCTTCTACTATCATTCCTGGGGTATTTGCATTTAATGACAGATTAACAGCTCCTTGGTATGCACCTGCCGGCCTTATTAGAGGTGGTATTCCTGGAGTAATACAGGCAGAACGAAAACTTACCAAAGATAACAGAGACACTTTATATGATGGTAAGGTAAATCCGATTGCTACCTTCCCAGGAGCCGGTGTTGCAGTATTTGGTCAGAAGACTTTACAGACTAAAGCATCAGCATTAGATAGAGTTAATGTGAGAAGATTACTTATTGAACTTAAGAAGTTCTTCTCCGATCAGGCACGTAATCTTGTATTTGAGCAAAACACTATCAATACAAGAAACAGATTCTTATCTATTGTAAATCCATACATGGAATCAGTAGTACAGCGTCAAGGTCTTTATGCCTTTAGAGTTGTTATGGATGAAACCAACAACACTAATGACGTAATAGATAGAAACCAGCTTGTAGGTCAAGTATTCATTCAACCGTCCAAGACGGCAGAATTTATCATTCTTGACTTTACTCTTGAGCCTACCGGTGCAACCTTTACGGCGTAAAAATTAAAATTTAACATATTTATTTGAAAGATTTACAAATATGGCAGTATTAGACGTTAGTGAAATTTTATTTACAGCCTTTGAACCTAAGGTAAAAAATCGTTTTATAATGAGGTTAGGAGATTCTGATATCCCTGCCTTTATGGTTAAAACGGCTTCAGCACCAGGATTCTCTGATGAAGAAGTAGTTCTCCATCATATTAACTCCTATAGAAAAATAAGAGGTAAGAGAGCATGGAGAGATATAGCTATGACTTTGTACGACCCTATCACACCTGCCGGTTCTCAGGCAGTAATGGAATGGGCTAGATTGTCTTATGAATCTGTAACCGGTAGAGCCGGATATTCAGATTTCTACAAAAAAGACGTAACCTTAGATATCTTAGGACCTGTTGGTGATATAGTAGGTCAATGGATAATTAAAGGTGCATTTATTAAAGAAGCTAATTTTGGCGACTATGACTGGTCAACAGGTGACGTAGTTGAAATTAGCATGACGATGGCAATGGATTATTGCATTTTGCAGTTTTAGACTAAGTAAATATCGATATATTAAACTCTCTATCTTGACCGGTAGAGAGTTTTTTTATTTATATATATTTATATAATAAACATATAACAACAAGTTACATTATGGAACAAACTTCTAAACTAAATTTTCCTACCGAAGTGGTAGAACTTCCATCAAGAGGTCTTATCTACCCTGTCGATTCTCCATTATCTTCCGGTCAAGTTGAGATTAAGTATATGACCGCAAAAGAAGAAGATATTCTTACAAATCAAAATTATATTCAAAAAGGTATAGTGATTGAAAAATTACTAAAATCTTTAATAGTTACTCCTTTTGAATATAACGAATTACTAGCAGGTGATAAGAATGCTATTTTCATAGCAGCCCGTATACTCGGTTACGGAAAAGATTATACATTTAATTATTTAGGTAACGAGTATACAGTAGACCTAACAACACTTAAAAACAGACCTATTGATGAATCTGTTTTTACTAGAGGTAGAAATGAATTTGAATTTACTCTTCCTGCCACAGACATACCTGTAACTTTTAAACTTCTTACTCATGCCGACGAACAAGCTATAGAAGCCGAAATCGAAGGATTAAAGAAAATTAATAAAGATAATATTACAGAAGCTACTACTAGAATGAAGTATACTTTAACTTCTGTAAACGGTGATAGAAATAGTAAGACCATAAGAAATTTTGTTGACACAGCCTTACTTGCCCGTGATGCTAGAGCCTTAAGAGAATATATAAGATCTATTCAACCTAACGTAGATACAACCGTTTATCCGGAAGGAGGACCAGATGGAGGTATAGAGCTTCCGTTTGGTATTACATTTCTTTGGCCTGACGCCAGAGTATAGACTGCCTCTATTCCAACAAATACATGAGATTGTATTTAAGGGTGGAGGAGGATATGATTATCAAACTGTATATGAAATGCCTATATGGCTTAGAGTTTTCACTTTCAAAATGTTAAAAGAGCATTATGAGAGAGAGAATGAGGCTGTAAATAAATCTACACCTTTAGGACCCGGTATAGATGCCGAAGGTGCTTATAAGGCTAAATTCAAAAGATAGGCTTTTAACTATTTATTGTAAAAAGTAATGGCAGATCAAGACCCAAAAAAAAGTATAAACACTGATAATATACAAGACGCTAATAAGGAAATGACCTTATTTAGTGAGTTATTTGCCGAAGCAGTTAAATACAGTGCAGCCGTTACTATTAATACAAGGGATCTTTTAACAGAGATGAAGGATCTCCTTAAAGTTAGAGTTAAGATTAATGACTATGATAAATCATTAATTGACATAGGAAGAAAGATAATTGTTAATGCACAGCAAAATAATGCTGAGTTACGTAGAACTAATAGGCTAAATACTCAATTTACTAATGATAGAAAAGCCTTAGTAGATATAGAGAGAGAATTATCTATAATAGCCCAGCAAAATAACTTTGGATTAGATAAAATTCAAGAACTTTCCGGTATTGCCGAATCTATAAGAAGAATAGATCAAGATAGAAATGCTACTTTAGACAAAACACTTGATATTCAGTCCAGACTTAGTGCAGCATCTGGCGTAGAGAAAACACTTCTACAAGATTCTCTAAACTTCCATAATAATAAACTTGCCACTCTCGACAATGAATATGAAACACTAGTCAATAGTTTGAGTCAAGACCAGAAAAGATATGTCTATAGTGTTTTAATGAAACAACAATTAGATAATGTTATAGAAAATAGACAGAAAGAACTTAATCTTGCTGATAAGATTAATGATACAATGGGTCTTACCGGTGCTATTTTAGATAATGTTAACAAGATAGGTGGTAGATTCTTTGGAGGTATTGGTATTAATTTAAGTGTTCTTTCTCAAGGTATAAAAGATGCCTATCAAGACGCTTATGACACGGCAGAAAAATTAGTTGTAGAGCAGGAGAGAAATGAAGGTAGGACTCTTTCTATGTTCGAAAAGAGAGTAATAGTTATGAGGAATGCCTCTATGGGTATAAGAAAAGCATTTTTTAATGCTCTTGTTGACCCGTTAACTCTTTCTGTTATCATTTTAGAAAAAGTAGTAACAGCATTCAATCAAGTTGATAAAGAAGCTACAACCTTACAGAGAAATATAGGTA